GAAGTCTTTGAGTTCTGCGGCCTGGGGCTGTGGTGTCTTGGGTTGCAACGCGTACTGAATCAGTACGCTGACGATCAGAACGGCAATGGCGGCCCACATAGGAATCCCTCGGCTACTTGGTCTCAGTAAATCGGGCTGCCGCCGAAGGGGTTCTTCGTCGGGATGAATGGGAAGCCACCGAAGTTGGCGCTGTTGCCGAACTTCGCGTGGCAGGTATTCAAGGTGCGATCGCAGCCGGGGTACAGATAGATGGCATCGCCAATGGCGAGTCCCGGCGGCACGGCCGACAAAGTGATGGCATCGGCGTTGTGGCCGACGATCATGCGTTTTTCGGTGAGGCCGTTGGCCGCCCAGGTCGCGTAGCCGCCCGCGAAGTGCCCGACGGCATACCCTGCAGCGGCCGGAACACTCAGTAATGTGCCGGCAATCGAGGTGACAGTCCCAGCGACCCGGAACACGACCGCGCTCGCCCCACACGCCGTTCCGTAGAGCACATGTGGGCAGTTGCGTTGATACAGCCGACGCAGGCCGATGCGCTGCAAGCTGGTGTAAACCGGTTCGCAGTTGAGCTCGACGACCGATTCACGCCATTCTGCGTTCAGCACACGACCCATCCACACCGCGACGGTTTCGCCATCACCGCGATGTTGCCGGTACAGCGTGAGCAAGGTGACTTCGGAAGGCGGTGTCGAGATGAAGCCCTGGGCAACCTCGACATCGCGCGCAAAGGTGATGCGCAGTCCCGCTTTACCGATCTCCGTGGTCTGTTCGATGCTGCCGCGACTGATTGGCACAGCGCTGTAGGTGTAGGTCGCATAGGTGCCATCCTGCGCGGCGCTGGTGTAGCGCCAGGTTTCACCGCCTCGGCGAAACTCGTACAACTCCACTGGACTGCTGGCGTCAGTGGATGCTTCCCGGCTGGCGTAGGTCATGTGTCATCCCGAATGCTTCTGACGGCGATGGACACCTCCGCCATATCGTCAGTGTGGTGAGCCAGTTCGATGGCATCGCTGTCCAGGCGCACCAGCTTCATGAACGACACATGGCGGATCTGCTCTGGCAGCAGTGCCACGCCCACCACGCTGTCGATGGCGATGCTTTCAGTGGTGGGTGTAAGAGCTGTGGCGCCCGTGATGCGCCGGTAGTAGCGGCTGCCGGATGTCGTCGCGATCATGATGTCGCGTCGCCCAACGGCGGCCGGCACGTTGGCGGCGTAGGTGCGGTTCTCCACGGTGATGGCCGAGTCGAAGGCGCCGATGGGGCTTACTACCTTCAGGTCTGACTGAAAACTGGGCATCCAGAACGCCGTCAGTCTGCCCGCCCGAGCGGCCAACCAGGACCGGAAAGCCGCGATCGCGGCGCGGCCGCTGATCAGCCAGCGATGCGTCCGGCGCACGGTGCCAATCCCCGACAGGTCATCGATGGCGCGTCGGCCCGTCAGGAAATCCAGCTCGTTGAGTTTGCGGGCGTAGTCAGTATCGACGTCCTCGGTCCAGTTGGTCGCGGTGAGCAGGACGGGGTAGCCCCGGTAATCCAACGTTTCGGTGGCAGCGGGCAGCAACCACTCGTCCTCGAGTTGGAAGCGGACCGTGGCTCGGCCGATCGCATCGCTCAGGTAGGTCAGGCCAAGTTCGTTCTGAACGCGGGCGGGCCGCACCGGCAGGATCTTGGTGCCGACCGGCCAGGTCGAGTCCAGCGGGCTCTTGATCGTCAGTGACGTCGGAAGGACCGCCGTGATCTCAGCAAACTCGGATTCCATGCCAAGAACTAGCCCCACCAAGCCACCGACGGCAAAGTCCCGGTTCGCAGTCGTCACGGCAATGGAGGTCGCGCCGGCGGGAATCGGTCCTGCTGCCAGCGCGACATCGGTCCAGAGCGGTAAGCCAAACACCCGCGCCTGCCAGGACAGCAACAGGTTCTCCATCTTCACGCGCTCGGTGTCTGAGCCGACCAGAGCGCTGTACTCGAAGCTGCGCCTGGCCCCGGCGCGCAAACGCACGCGCTGCTCAAAACCCGCATGAGACTCCATCACATCGGTGAGCCATTCCAGCCGTTCGACAACTGGCTGTACCCAGTTCGGCGCAATGATCCAACCGACGATGCGACGCCCGGTCGCCTGCAAGGTGGAACTGTCGAGGGCAAACGCGAAAACGAACGTCGCGTTCACCGTAGGCGGACCATTCGGCGTGACCGCGAGTGTGTAGAGCCGCGATTCATTGGCGGCAAACACGGTCGGCGCCGGCGCTGGACCGGTCAGCGTCATGCCTTCCGCCCCGGTGGCGGTGATCGAGGCCAGGTTGTTCGGTGTCAGCCTCGCATTCCAGACCTCGATCGTGCGGCTTTGCTCCGAGGCGAGGCTGCCAAGATTGATGCGCCCGGGCAGCAGGTGCACGCGGAAGTAGTAGTCCTCGAAGTAGCTCGGCACCTGCATGCCGGTCAGCACCCGCTGCGCAGGCACCGAGATATCGGTGGCGTAGTTGCGCTCGCCTTTCTCCGCACGTGGCGTATCGCTGGCAGTGTACGGATAGATCGCGGCAACCTGATACCCGTCGGCGCTCAGGAGTGGGTTCAATGAGCCTGCCTGGGCGCGATCGAGCACCATGCCTGTCAGGACGGGCATGTCAAAGCTCTCTGTTGATGTAAATGTGGAGGATCAGGGGCCGTCGTAACGGACGGCCATCGCGATCGTTCCCGAGTGGGTCGCGCCGTTGTAGGGCGACGCGGCTCGGCTCGCGGTGTTTTTTCGATACACCGGCGCGATGAACCAGCGCTCCGAGCCGAGCGTCAGGATCTGTCCGTCGTCGATGTTGTCGTTGCGCGTCATCCGCAGATGCGGAAGCTCCGCGACATGCGACCAGAAGCTGGAGGGCTGCGCCGCCATGATGTGGATGCGCGTCAGCACGGCCTCTCCGTTCCAGTTGTTCGGCTGGGTCAGCAGCAGCGTGGGAACCGCGATGGTGGCACGCGCGTTATTCGGATTCGCCGTGGAGACGCCCACGGGGTTGTTCCACCAGCCGTGACCGTTGAAGTTCAGGTAGATCGAGCTGTTCTGGACGCCGCTGGTGTCGTTGGATTGCCAGAACGGTGCGCCCGAGGTGTTGCCGCCACCGCTGCCGGTGCTGCCATTCGAGTCGATCGCCACGCCAGCGCTGGTGCTGATGTCGGAGGTCGCGGTGCCCCAATGCCAGATGGCATTGCCGAGCACGCCAAAGCCGCGGGCTTGGCCGATCGCCAGCCATTGCCACCACATCACTTGGTAGTTGACGGCCACAATGATGTCGTCCGGGGCCGTGTGCACGAAGATGTGGTAGGTCATGGGGTAGCTCAGCAGCGTGTTGCCCGCTTGCCCCAGCCGGTTGGTGATGCCGACCAGTTTGGCGGCTGGCGTGTTCAGCGTGGCGCCGGAGTAGCCAAGGGCGGCCTGCACCAGGAGGTTCAAGCCGCTGACCGTCAGGCGACCGTAGATGTCGCCCTTGTAGAGCATGCTGTTGCCGGCGTCCCAGGACCAACCGTTGTCGGTTCCGGCAGTGACCACGGCATTGAGCAGATCGCTGGCGCTGTTGGCCAGCCCGGTGACGTAAGGCATCAGGAGAGCTCCAGCGCGATGTAGTCGCCAAACGACGTGCGGCCGACGTCCTGGATGACGACGTAGTTCTTGCCGTCGATGACGAGGGTGTTCTCGACGACGTTGTCGAAGCCGGTGATGTGATAGATCCCGTCCAGTGCGCCGTAGATGTTTCCGGAGTCGTAGAGCATCACCGGGTAGAGCGCGTAAGTGGTCTCCGCCGGTCGACAGGCATTGGCCATCGTCGATTGACCCCAGGGCGTGGCGAGCGGCGCCTTCCAGGTGCCGTCGTTGAAATGCATGCGCAGGTTGTTGCGATTGCCCTTCCACGGCATGGTGTGGGTCGTCTCGGAGTAGCGCGTGGCCGATGCGCTGGTCAGCATGCCGGCCGCGAATAGCGGCTGGGGGTACTGGCCCGGAGATGCGTAAGGGAAGAACTTGCCGATGCCGAAGGATTCGTACACGGGCGTGCCGACCTTCATTGCTACATTCAGCCGCTGACCGTTGACGGAGAGCCAGTAGTCGATGCGTTGGTTGTGCGCGGGCACACCAAGTATCGGCGAGATGCCCGGCTGGGTCAGGAACGAGTTGGCAGCGACATAGCCTTTCATGGTCGCCACCGCCAGGTTGTAGTAGTCCGCGTTGCTGTCCTGGTAGCAGTAGACCCCACAGAAGATCTGCTCAGTACCGGACAGGCCAGGCGCCATCATCAGCAGTTCACGGTTCGCGATGGCGGTGTCGTAGCGGAGGATGGTCCAACCCTCGGCCAGGCAGACGTCGCGAATCGTTTCGAGCATTTGCTGGTGGGCGAGCATCGTCGTGTTGTCGACGAAGCCGACGTAGGCAGTCATGCGTGTGGTCCTTGGTAGATCCGGTGTTTGTGTCAGCCCAGCACCTGTCGCACCGCGCCCGCGTTGCGTTGCAGGATGTTGAGAATGGTTTTTTCGCCCGAGGACGAGTTGAGATAATCGGCGGCCATCGCCGGGTCGATGACGTTGACGATGCGCACCGCTTGCCCTTGTGCCTGCTGGGACGGTGCTTCCGGCACCAGACCACCGGCGGCAAAGGCCAGGGTGTGGCCGGAAACTCTCGGCCCGGACGACAGGCCGTTGATGGAGTGCAGGAAATCCACGCCGACACGTTTCACCGCAGCGGCATTCATGACGAATTCACCGGCGGACAGACGCGCCGGGATCGAATCGGAGGTCGAAGTACCAGGGCCCGTTACCAGTCCACCCGAGGCGAATTTCTTCGTGTTGCCGAGCAGCCCCATCACCGCCGCGACCATGGCCACCATCGCCGCTACCGCAAGCGCCGGCCCCACATAGGGGATGGAAGCTTGTGAAGCCGCCGCACCGGCGCCTGCTTTGGCGGCGTCCATCGAGACCACGGCGGTGGTTTCCGCCGATTTCTGTGCGACGGTCGTGGCGCTGGCCGCCGCGTCCACAGCCTGTTCCTGCTGCACGAAGCCCAGCTTGATCGCGAGCATCCGCGCCTGCATGGCGATCCACTGCTGGAAAGGCTGAATGACGATCTGCTGCAAGAAGGCGTCCGCCACTTGCTGGAAGATATTGGCGAGAGCGCTGCGCCAGGTCTGCGCACCGGTGATCATCCCGTTGAGCGCACCGCCAAAGCTCTCGCCGATGCGATTCCACAGCGGCGCCATTTCATCGACGACCAGCTTGGTGCGTTCCAGCTCGTTGCGCCACGCCTGCACCCGCACGACCGCGTCGGGCCCGATGGCTTGCGCCGCCTGCTGCATGGTCGGCAGCAGGCGCTCCATCTCGGTGGCCGACTGCTGCTGCAGGGCGACGATCTGCTGACGGGCCTGTGCTTCAGTCAGCAATCCCGCCTGCTGTTGCGTCTGAATGGCTTCTTGCGCATTGCGCAGTCGCTCGGTTACCAGCCGCCACTCGACTTCCAGCGCCGCCAGGTTGGCTTGCGCCGCTTTCACATCGATCAGCCGATCGATCAGTGACACGCCGTCGGCGTCGCTCTCGGCTAACAGACGTGCCTTCAGATCGCGGTAGCCGCGTTCGATTGCGGCTCGACGGTCGGCGGCACTGGATTGCCCGGTGATCTGCGCCAGTTCCTCGCGGGCCTGGGTCAGCGCATCGGCCAACTCGCGCTCGGCATCGGCGGCCTTGCGTGCGTTCGCGACTTCGACATCGGCTCGTTTGTTGTTGAGCACGATGAGATCAGCCTCGATCTTCGCTACCTCGGCTTTGGCCTTGAGTCGCGCGCCCTCGTCAGATCCCGATGCGGCGATACGCTGTTGCTCCGCCAGCAAGGATCGCGTGCGGGCGATCTCGGCATCAATCTCGCGGGTTTCCAATGCGCTCTTGGCGGCGTAGTAGTCCGCCAACGAGATCAAGCGCCCATCGAGCGCCTCGTCGAGGTCGCGTGATTGCCGATCCAGCGCATCTTTGAGCAGCTTCAGTTCGGCATCGGCCAGTGCCTTGGCCAACGCCAACCGTGCAGCCCCATTGTCTCCGGAGGCCCTTCCTGGAGTGCGCAGTCGATCGATCAGAGTGGGATCAGCAATAATCGCCGGTGCCCGTACCTCGATCGGCTTCGGGTCGAACAGGCTGTCGCGGAAGCTCGCCAATTCGTCCAGGCGCTGAACCAGGCTGCCTTTGAGTTCCGTGACGATGGCTTTCGCGCCGGACACGTTGCCCGACAGCGCCTCGACGGCGGCCGCCATGCCGGCCCCAATGGCTTCGCCCAGCGCCACGAAGGCCTTGCCGACGGTGGCAGCACCCAGCGCCAGGGTTTTCAGGACCAGGACCACGCCGTCCAGGATGGCGCGCAGCGAACCGCCTTGTTTTGCCGACTCCACCATCCCATTGGCCATCTCGTTCATGGCCGGCAGGAAGGCTTCGATGACCCGGTTACCGATGCTGGAGACCGCCAGCCGCACCTTGGCGAGCGAGTCGTTGAACACCTCCGCCTGCACAGCGGTGTCGCCGCCAATCTGCACGCCCAGCGCCTGCAGTTCGGCAGTCAACGCTTCGACGCCATCCCGCCCCTGATTGAGGAAGGGAATGAGGTCGGCGCCCGACTTCCCGAACAGATCCACCGCAAGCGCCGTCTTTTCCGCACCGTCGGGCATCGCCTTGAAGCGGTCGGTCAGGTCGAGCAGAACCTGATCCGTCGCGCGCAGCGTCCCATCCTGGTTCTGGATGGCGATGCCAATCGCAGCGAAACTACGCGCAGCCTCGTCCGATCCGGTCGCGGCATCCAGCATGCGGGTGGCGAGCTTGCGCAGACCACCTTCGAACTTCTCTCCCGAGACGCCGGCGAGGTCCGCGACAGGGATCAGGGTCGACAGCGATTCGACGGTAATCCCCACCCGCTGCGACAGCTTGGACAGCGAGTCCGCCGAATCCAGTGAAGACTTGACCATAGCGCCGAGGCCGGCTGCTGATACAGCCAGACCCAGCGTGCCCAGCAGTCCGTTGATGGATCGCGCTGCGTTACCCAGGTCACCCAGATTGCGCTTGATGGAATCGAAGGCGCCACGGGTCTGGTCGACGGCAGTGATCAGGAGTTGGGCGCGGTTGTTGGCCATCAGGATTTCGTCAGTTCTTTTTGGATTGCGCTTGCCAAGCGCGGTAGGGAACGCTGCACGGCACCGGTCAGGTCCAGTCGCCGCTTGAGCGACACGGACTTGACCAGCACGGCGATCGGGATCTCCTGGCCACGTTTGATCTGTTTGGCTCCGGTGCGCGCACGCTCGGCCCGCTTGAAGCGGGTGAGTTGGGAGGCGTTCTCGCGGATGTTCTCGGCCATCAAGATGACCTTGCCGTTCTTTTCGACGAAGAACGCGTTGCCTGATCGCAGCAGACCATCGATGACGGCCTTGAAGCGCTTAGGCCCGATCCGTCCAGGAAGCAGCGGGATCAGCAGATTGCCGGAGACCGTGCCGCCTTTTTCGTGCAAACCC